AAAGAAAGTCAGCCTCACAAAACAATAGACCAACAGGTTGGGCACAAGCTGGATGGTCGGGAGGTATGCCAAACAGTGAGCATATCTACCAAGAAAATTTCAATGATTTAAATTATTGCAAGAAAACCGCATGGGAAATATCAGGAAAACCACCATTTGATAAAGACCACGAATATACTTTTCAAAATTGGGATGGCAATTATTTTAGGGGGTCATTTTCAGTATATGCCACTCCGGAAAAACTATTTGAAATATCAAAGATGCTGATAAAATGGGACAGATTTTTCAAATCAGTTGCAGTTTTTTATAACCACAGGTCTGATAAATCCAAAATTTACTTGGTCAATTTGAGAGGAAAGGAAATTAATCCACCACAGGAATTTGAGCATGACAGTTTTAATTCAAATCCCGGAAATGACAATTCTTTCACGGATTATCTAAGGAAGAATTTAGAATAATCGGCTTCACATCATCATACGTTTCACCCATATAAGCCTTCATCGGAAATCGACCGTCATAACTCATGATGTTTCTCAAATCCATAAGCAAGTTCATACCATCGGGTTTATAAAAATCATACAAAACAGCATCATAGGTATAAAGAATTGCCTTCGTTTGTTTGTCTTTCAAATAGTCCAGCACTTCCCGAACTTTTGGAATCGCCAGTTCCCCTTCGGTAGCCTGTAACAAATAGTTGAACACCTTGGGTGGGTCAGGCTCAGAAATATGCTTGGACGTAATCCTACGCTTAAAGAAGGGAGTCTCAACATATCCTTGTGAGTTGAACAATGTCCATTGTTCATTAGTAAACTGCTTGATATTAGATAAGTATTTTATATGTAAGTATTTATCCTCAATACCACCATAAAACTGTCGAAAAGTCAATGCTTTGGAATTTTTGATGTCGGTCTCATCTACTTCTTTTTTATAGAAGTAGAGTTTTGCCAAATAGGCATAGATGTCAATATCAGTTGGAACACTGTATTTTACGAGATGGCTTACAATACGAGGATGGAACGCCGTATAATCAAGCACCACCATACAGCCATCATTTCCATACCGAGAACGAAAACATTTTCGGGTTCCATCGCTTTGATTTAAGGCAGCGTAGTTTACCCCTCCATAGGAGTTACTTGGTCTACCGGTCGCAGTATAACAATGATATTGACTCCACACCATACCCGAATGGCCGGAATCAATCTTGAAACGCTCTCTAAATTTATCCCGGTCAACGAAAATACCTTGTTTTTCCAATTCCCCGAGAGTTCCAATGATATTGTCATTAAACTGAATAAATGCTTGGTCTGGCTCATAGCCGTCAAGATATTTCATCAAGTCATCCGCTAATTCTGTGAATGCCTCTTTATGCTTCATCAGCGGAATTACCAAATTCAGTTTAGAATATCCCGCCGCATTTTTACGAATGAGATAATGAGCGGACGTTTCATATTCGGAAGCCTCAAACGTCTCGTTGTCCTTCATCCACATAACCAAATTAGCATCACAGACATTACTCGCATCAATCATATGGCAAAATGATTTTTTATCAAGTGCCCATTTCCGATTAGAAGCAGTCATCAAAATCTCCGTAAATCTAAGACCATCAAATTCAGGATGAGAATCGGGGTGATTGAATGCGAAATAATAATCCTTTTTTGTTAGAATATTTCGAATGAATATAAGAGATGGATGTCCGACAACAGAATGCTGGTCAGTAGAATCGGGGATTGCATGAACAATCCAATCGCCTTGCTGGTTTTCCATTTGAAAACGTGTTAAATCTTCGGTTGTTTCTATCATCAACCAAGAAACATAACAAATTTCCAACTCGAAGTCAAGTTCTTATGGAATTCCAAGGCGTGCTTTGATAAACCCACGGAGAGGAATAACCCCAGCGGTAATGGTAGTGGTCCATTTTCCCGCCTCAATATTTTCTACAAGATTAACAATACGAAACACAATATTATTCTCAGAATACGGTTCCGGTAAATTTCGGACCAAAAACATCATAAACGTCCGGAGACCTCCAATGCCTTGAATAGTAAACGTTGCTTGAATACCCGGCATGATTCCCGTATATTTCGGGTTATTATCTTCATCGCTGTCATCAAGTAAAAGATTTTGAATGGCTGTTGCCGGAAGAGCAAGCCGATAAACGTTTACCCCCGATGTAATTTGATACGACCCGCCAGTGGGTGGTTCAACTTGCTGTAATTCTCGCATGGTATCCTCAAATCCACTATGATCACCCTTTGGGATAGGAGAATTTACTACATTTTGTCCCAAACTCAATCGATCTTGGGCTTGATAATCAAGAAGTTCATTATTTCCGTTCGTAACCGTTGTTATTTTCGTCACCTCGTTTGTAGGTGCGTAAATTGTGCGAATGGCTTGTGCATTGCTTAATGTAGGTGTAAACCCTATACCAAGTAATAAGCTGTCGGAATCATAATAATCAAATGACCACACTTTTCCACGATTGGAAAACGACATGAATTTGTAATCCACAATTTTCATTGGGGCGGAAGCATCTTTTGCAATCGTCACGTCCCCGGTTCCACTTACAAGACGCAAATCCCAAAATGAACCACACGCACCATTAATTCCGTCCATCAATTTCTCAGTGAGTTGAAAATAAGTTGAAATATCCGAACTATTATCCAACAACCCCTTCAGATAAGAGAGACTCACATAAATGTCTTTCAAATACCCAGAATAATGTGCGGGGTATGGATTGTTTTTAAGGGTTGGCTGTGGAAACTTGAATGGAAAACAACAAGTTCCTACATCCACTCCATTTTCATATCGGATCGCATTGATGATTTGGTCAATATCATCTCGTTTTGCCGCTAATCCACATATGTCCTTCAATCTCCAGTTCGGGGCTTGGCCTGCTTTTATCGCAACGTCATGTTTGGCGGGGGGTGACAACGTATTATCCGATGGCTCCAATTTTCCTATTTTGTCTTGGGGACCATATTTTCCGTAGAAATAATGCGGCGATTCCCAATTAGGAATAAGACAAATAGACCCATCACTAGAAATCATATTTGGGTGCCCGCCAACTACAACATCATCTATATCCACACGGAACATCTCCTTTCCTTTCATTGATTTGAGAGGTGCAGCGTGAAAATTCAATGCGTCAATGACAAGTCCAAGATTGAGCCATAACTCAGAATTTTTTGTCACGTAATCAAAATCATACCCGGTGTTTGGCTTATTCTGATACACGTTCTGCATGTCCCTAGTATCTCTTCCAAAAAACACACCATACAAATACTCATCAGAATTCTCTGGATGTGTTGCCCGAACATACTTGCAGAAGTCCACCAATTGTGGAATAGAATCCGGCGTCTGACTTAAAACATTTCGGAACTGGTCAAGGGATTTATCCACAAACTCAACCAGACTATCAAACGGTTTATTATTCGATTCGGCATCGTCACCCGTTGCCGTCTTGTCCATAGCTGTGGCATCCACAATTAATCCCGAATAAATACGATCTTTAGATATAATTTCAGTCTTACATCGAAACTTATTTCCATCAACAGTCCATTCAAAATTACTGATGATACCAAAAATAACATCATAGTTTCCTCTGGAGTTCAAAATATTTTTAGTATAAAGCGGATACGGGTTGATGAAATAGTTTTCTAATTGGCCAACATCAGCCAAATCTATCAGTGAAACTGGGTTGTAATGGTTCCACCCCCACTCCATAATGCAAGAAATTCCAGGAACTAGAAAATAAGAAGTCATGTATTCCAATTGTTTTTTAGAGAAACACACCCATTCAATCTCAGCCTTACGATACAATTCCTTTTGAATGCTTACGGTAATCTTTTCAATTTCAGGCGAAGGAACATGAATTGGATAATCATTATTAAGGTCGTTGTCTATGGTATGAGTCGCATTCGTCCCATTGGGAACGTAACCAATAATTGATGGATTATTCTTTGCGGCAGTGAATCCATAATCTTGATAAAATCCCTTACCGCCAAAGAAGACAAACCCCTCTTTACCATTATGTCCTTTGCTATTTGAACATAGACGAACCCACGGGGACATTGGACCGTTGTACTTAGACCAATCACCAGTATCACTATTCCAATTCCCCCGATTGGCTTCAATATATCGAAAACTACGATTCTTCTTTCGACGATTGAACTCGTCCTGAATCTTTGATGGTATGTTGCACGGTTCCCATGGCACTACATACGCCGGGTCTACCCCACCGGGGTTTGGAGAATTATTTATTATAGCCATATATAAGTAACGATTTCAGCACAATCATATATTAT